TCATGAAGCAGATTCCTCCGCGAGGTAGGTGTTGATCTGTGGGAACCCTCGCAGGCGAAGCTTCTCGGGCCACTCGCCCATGTCTCCACCCCGCGCGGCGTTGCACGGCAAGGGTTTGCCCCGGAACCACGGGTTAGACCCCACCTGCTTGACGAAAGGTGGGCAGCCGGCGGCGATCGCTTGGCGACAGGCGTCAAGCCCCCATTCCAGGTGGAAGGGTCGAGCGCCTGGCCCGCTCTCGCCACCGACGATTAACCACGCGACACGGTCCAGCCGTAGGCCGAAGTCGATCGCGGTCAACGCCGGCTCGTACGAAACGAACCGCGTCGTCCCAGCCACATAGAAGAGCAAGTCAATGCGGTACAACTCTCGGGACGATTCGACACTCACCCCCGTCCAGAGGTTAGGGTGTGCCAGCGCTCGATTCTGCTGAAGGGTCCGAACCATTCGCTCCGGACGCTTGGTCAGGAGCTGCACCACGGCGCCGCGCAGCGCCGCGGCGTGGCAGGCCTCCAGGACTTCGAGCAGCATCTCTTCGGGAACGAAGTCCGCGAACAAGTCAGTCATGGAGCCGACAAAGAACCGCCGGGGCTTCCGCACCTTGCGCAGCGTATCGAGCACCTTCGGCTCCAAGCGGATCTCAACCCGGTCGCGGCTCGATCGCATGAAGGGGAGGCGGGTGCCGCGGTCGGGGCCGAACCGGCCGCCTAGGTTGATGGTCTCCGCGTAGCAGTGGAGGCACCCAGGAGAGACTTTCTCGCAGTGGTGCCCCACGATCGTCGAGCCGTCGCCCATGTCGCGGTGGGCGCGGACGGGATTGAGGACCTGGTCGGTCCACTCGATCGACATTTACCGACTCTCCATGACCATCGAATCAACGAGCCGCCGCACCAGATCCAACCGTGCAATGACTTCGCGGAAGCTGGCCTCGACTCGATCCCCAGCCAGCGGGAGCGAAGCCAGGGCGGTTGCCGCAGATTGCTGAGCCATTTGGTGGACCGCGCCGGACATGGCAAGAAGCGTCGAGCGCATGCGATCGACCGCGGGCTGAGCGTCGCGCTGGCCCCTCTGGTACGCGGTCTCCAGGGCGCGCCGGGCGCGCTCAAACGGCTCGGAGCCCGGAGCGTTTGGAACGCCCAGGATTCCGAGCTCGATTTCGAAACCGGTCGACATCGAAGCCTTAGTGGTACACCGCGACGTTGACTTCCGCCTCGGTGAGTTTCGTGCGAAGGAAGTCCGCCACCTGCCACCGGGCGGTGTATTCCCACGCCCCGCCGTCCGCGAGAAATAGAGCAGCCCGGGCGACGGTGCCCGGTTGCTTCTCCTGCTGCAAGCGCAGGACAAACTCCGAGGTCACCTGCTCGCCGGCCTCCGGAAAACTCCGGTAGGGCGACAGGCGGACGGGGTTTTGGATCTGCTCGCGAGACAACGTAATGGCGCCGCTCTGTGCGGTAATCGTCTGGCTCAGGCCGTTGTCGTCGGACAGCTCGGAATTTTCGGCCCTCACTCGCGCCAGAACGTCCAAGATCTGCTCCCGATCGTCCTCGCGGCCGCCCTGGAAGCGAGTGCCCAGGCCGATTCGGAAATCGGTGAGCGAGTGAAAACTGCCGAGGAAGTTTTCGAGCGGCGAGAGGTAGGCCGCGGCGATCAGGGACTCGCGCTGTTTTCGCCCAAACAGGGGGCTGTGCAGGGTGACCGACGACGGACTGACCACCCGCACGAAGACCTTGGTGCGGTCCAAGCCGTCCGGGTTCTGCTTGAGGTACTCGACCAGACTGCCCAAGCTGTAGAGCGACAACGAGGTCGCTACCGGATCGTTCGGCGGCTCGGGCGCGTTGAAAACGGGGTGAGAGTAGAGGACACGTGTAACCGGCCCATCCATTTCGGTGAATTGCTTCTGCTTGTTCATTGGCTCGCTCCTGCCAGGAGTCTGGCGTCAAACAGAGGGATTTGCTCCGGCTGTTCGCTCAGCGGCGCCACGCTGTAGCTGAATTTGGCCGCCCACCGGGCATTGGCTGCGTGGCTATTTCCAATCTGGACGAGGTGTCCTGACTCGTCGACCAGAGCGGACCGGCGGCCGAGCTTGGTCGCGAACAGGCGGGCGCTCACGCGTCTCTCCGTTTCTGGGGCCGCGGGCGCCGCGGACAGTAGGCGTATAGCGCCACGACAGCGAGCAGGGCCAGCAGCAGCGCCACGGCGCCGGCCAGCAACTGATCGGGGGTCGGTGCCGCGGGCATGGCTCAACGCTCCCCCGCGGCGGCGCGGCCTAGGTCGGCGAGGAGGTCGCTCTCGGCGCCCATCAGGGGCCACCCATCGCGCTGGTGGCGAAACTCGCGCCGAACACGGCGCCCAGCCAGAAACTGGCGTCGCGCTCGCGCTCGAAGGGGCGCGCGCGGAGGCCCGCGATCGCGAGCCAGGCCGCCACCTAGTGGTCCTCCCGTTCGGCGATCTGGCCCGAGCTACGCTGGAGCTGCTCCGCTGCGCCCCGAAGTGTCGGAAAGTCCGGACGCGCGTCGGGTTCATCGGAGAAGTGGCTAGTGGTGTACGTTGCGGGTCTTGGGCCACGAACCACAAAGTAAGGACGCGTGCACGCCTCACACTGAACGTACTGGACCTCGCCCACCACGAGTTCCATCTCGAAGGCGGCGTGGTCTTCGTGGCCGCAGGCGGGGCAGACAGGAAACTTGGTGCCGATTGTGAAGAGAGCGACCGCGGCCGCCTTCGCGGTTTCATGGGCCTCAATTTCCTCGCGACCCGCGGGGTTGGCCAGGCGGATGAACCAGGTCGAGGTGATCCGCCGGCGGGCTTCCTGCGGGAGTCTGAACCAGTGTGGCTTACAGGCGAAGACCTCTGACGAGATCGTCCTCCCGCAGCCTGGGTAGGGACAGGTCCGGTCGGTGTTCACGGGCAAACCTCCGCCGCGAGCGCGGTGCCTATTTCTTGAGTGTCACCGAGGTCAATTTCAACGGCGCCGATGAAGTAGCAGAGCACCGAGCCCCGCGGCACCGTGGGCGAGAGGCGCCGGTAGACGGTTCCCTTCTCGACAGCGACGGCGCAGGGCTGCCGCTTGATCGCTTCGACCTGGGTGGCGATCGGCTCCGGCTGGGTGCGGACACACGGGATCTCCCACTGGATGCTCACCGGAGCATGCACTTCCACGGCGGCCGCGAGACTGGGAAACCAGTCGATCCAGACGCCGGTGGGAGTCTTGACCCTCATTGGACCGGCCTCCGCGCCGCGCCGCTTCCGTCGCAGTCCACGCAGGTCACCCAAACGGCGCCGCGCACGCACTTGTCTAGGCTGTCGCAGCCCTGGTTACAAACGAACTCGCCGGCGCCGCAGGCGAGCACCTCGCCTTTGCCCTCGCAGGGTTGGCAGTCGAACTCACTCATGCTCACGCGGATCTCCTCCGAAAGGTCGGCGCTGCGACCGCTGCCAATGCCTTCGCGATAGAGCCAATGGCTTTTAAGCGGAGATCGAGAAACCTGCGACGCGGCATGGGGTTGTGGGGCTGCGACTGCATCTCGGCGTGGGCTTTGCGGAGGGGACCTTGCTGGTCGCTGGGCACTCTCTGCCAATGCTTCCAGCAGAAGATCTCCTGCGCACCCAGGAGGATCGCGGTGCAGGGAGTAAAGGGACACGGCTTGGTGGCCCTGGGTTCGTCGCTAGCGGAGCTTTCGCCCCGGAGAGTGTCCATCGCTTGCGCCTCCATTCCGGCCATGCGGGCCAGAGGAAACAGTTTGTTACGTTGATCGTCCGCGGAGGCCGCCCGCCCGGAGGAACGAGCGGCTACCGTCGACGATCTAGGGCGTGTTGAGAGCGGGACGAACGTAGATGATGCAATCCGGGGCGCAAGTGAAGTAGCTGGGGCAATACCCGGTACAGTCACCGACGGAACGAGTGGAGGTCGTGTTGCACACCTCACCGTAATGCGAGACCCCTCCCGCAACCCCCGTGAGGTCTTGGTCCAGCGACTGCAAGGTTTCTCGGTTCAGTGTCAAAACTCTTTTTTTCCCACTGACCTTCATGGCTTGCTCCTTTCGAGCGGTTGAACATCCGTCCTAAAAACTGATATCCGAGTCGACCAACTCGCCGGTCTCTCGGTTCCGAAACGCGATCCGATAAATATCCGGATCGGCACTGATCAGTTGGATCTCCTGTATGACCCAGGTTGGCGTGGGTTGTTTGGGCGTCGCGGAATGCTCTATCTCCACTGCAATGGTCATGGTCTTCTCCTTTCGGGATGGGGCGTAAATTACAAGGCGAGCGCGGGCATCGAATTCAGAAGAGGGCGCGTCTCCCACATGGACACCCGCGCTCCAGAGCCCCTCGGGTCCCTCCACCAGAACATGCTGGCGCAGTGCACTTACAAGTACCTCGACCCAGTCGAGGCCGCGGAATCCGTCTTCGAGACACTCGGGGCGGAGTACAGCCGCGACGTCCCGCTCAACTTCACCGCGTGGCCGCGGTCCCGGTATTCGGCGCAGGACCGCGGCCAGGGCAGAAATACCGAGGCTCTCGCCGGAGAGGGCCGTCTTCCATGTTGGCAAGACCCTCGCTCGTGAACGCAAGCGTCCACGAGCGACCGCCCGTTCTTTCCCGTGGAGAGTGCTCACGACCGCCCCCTCCACACCCGGCGGGCGAGAACTCCGGCATCCAGATGGCTCAGATGCTCGGTGTGAGTGAGCGCGATCGCGGCGCTGTTGATCGTGGGCCAGCCCCCGACCCAGAGGTGCCCGCCATCTACGAGGGCCGCTGTGCCGGCGAACGGTCCGAGGACCGTCTCACCCAGCACGGAACCGTCGACGCGCCAGACGAGCATCAACGCGCCCGATGGGGCAAGCCAGGTTTGGGCAACGGTGCTCACCGGCCACCCCTCCACACCAGCGCGACTAGGCGCTCAACCCAGACCACGGCCCCGGTCAACAACAGCCCGGCCAGGACCGTCAGGATTACGCCGCCAAGAAAGGCATCAGCTACGGTGGGTTCTGGGCCGTCCGGTTCGACCGCGTCGAAGAGGTGATCACTGGACCATTCGTGTAGGCGTTCCGCCCAACGGAGCTGAGAGACGAGCAACGGATGGATCACCAGGTTGTGGAGCACGTTCCACCAGAAGGCGGGGCTCAATTCACACCCTCTTTCTGGGACGCGAAACGCATCTCCGCGGTCATGACCGAGCACTCAAAGGCCAAGAGCTGCCGGGGGCCGTTCATTGGGCACCCCCGGCGGCTACTCGCTTCCGCTCTTTGGCGTCCCGCAATGGGGACGGACGGGGCTTGATGCGGATTGTGTCGACGACGGCGTCCCAATGTTCGGGCCTAATTTTGAGCCTTTCGAGAATCTTGGTTCGAAACTCCCCGCTCGGCTTGCCTAGGCCGTTTGCGAGCTTCGAAACGTAGCCCACCGAAACCCCGAGACTCTCGGCGACGCTCGGCAAGCCCACGCGGCAGCAGGCGTCCGCGAATGCTTGTTGACCAACCGTCAGAATCCGAATCGCCATGTCGATATAGTCGCAGAAACTTTCTGGTATGTCAACATATCCACGAGGAAACTTGACGCTCCGTCAACATTGGTCTATAAGTCGCGGCAAATGAACGCGTTTGCAGGCCTCCACTTGGCCCTCCAGCAGCTACGGCGGGTGTCGCGCCTCAAGAATGGAGAGATCGCTCAGCGCGCCGAGATCTCTCCTGGCATGTTGAGCGGATACATGACCGGCCGCGAGAACCCGACAGCCGACACTCTGGGGCGGGTACTGGAGGCCATGGGCGCAACGGTCGAGGATTTGGCTGCCGAACTAGGGAAGGTTCAGGGGCGCAGGGGCAAGGACAAAGAGCCCTCCGACGACGTAATTAAAGAGAGATTGGTTCAGCGGTTTGGTGAAGTCGTGGAAGAGCTGTTTGAGGTGGTCGGAGGGCAGCGCCGAGGTGAGGGCCAGAGCGTCGAACGAGCAGCTTTCGATGCTCTTGACAGGATCGGCGACCCAAAGCGGCGGGTGCGCAAGAGGAAAGAGACGTGAGGGCCGCTCGCCTCGCCCACCGGCCGACAGCGGGACCTAGCGCGATCGCGGCTCGGCTAGAGACGATTGAAACACTCCTCGAATTGTCCTACTCAAAGCGACATTCGAACATCGCGGAAATGAAGGCACTGGCAGCGCGAGCTGTCACGCTGGCCCTCTCGTCCAACCTAGGTGAAGGGCATGAGTGCCATGAAATTCGTGGCCGCGCCCGGGCCTATCTCGCCAACGCCCACCGCTGCGCCGGCGACATCCGCGCCGCGCGGCTCGAAATGGCGTCGGCGAAGTTGGAGCTGGACCGCGCCGGGCAGCAAGCGGATCCCACGCGCGCATTGGCAGAAGAACTCTCAATCTGGATACATGAGGGTGCCGAGGACTGGACGGCCGCGCTGACGGCCGCGCGATCTGCTATGAGGCGCCGAGAGCAACTCTGCGACACGGCAGGGCAGGGTAAGGTCGCCCTCTCAACCGGCATTGTCCTGCGGTACGCCGGGGAGCCTGCTGGCGCCCTCCCCTTCCTGAGGTTTGCACTGAACCGCGTCGACGGCCCCGTGCTTGTCCTTGCGGCGCTGCATGCGACGGTCTCCGCGCTGTCTGACACGGGTGACAGCCGCAGAGCGGTTGAGATCTTGGCGGCACTATCTGCTCGCGAGGATCTCATCGAATCCGGTGGGCCGCGTGCTGCGATCCAGTTGGATTGGTTACGCGGCCGAGTCCTGGCAGGCCTAGAGGCATATTCAGCGGCGAGAGCACACATGGAACAGGCGCGGGAGGGGCTCTCTGTCATCGGAGACTTTAAGAATGCGGCACTGGCCAGTCTGGATTTGGCAGCCATCGAAACCCTCGCGGGGCGTCCGATCGTTGCGCGAAGGGTCACCATTGAAGCGCAGACGCTGCTGGTCAATTCGGGCGTCTGCAGGACTGGTCTAGCTCTGGCAATCCTCCGGGCCGCCAGTGAACGCGCGGACAAAGGGACGGGCCTACTCGCTGCTCTCGCGGTTGAGGCGAGACGGTTGATTCGCCGGGCGTGAAACACGCGAGGAGCCGCGGGACGCAGCCCCTCGCGAAGGCCCGCTTAGGGCTTGCAGTTGCCATCCGGGTTCAGATCACAACCTCCGTTGGTGATCGGCGGTTGCGGCCGGCCCAGGATGATTTGAATCAGGTCGATCAGGGACATACGTCCTCCAAAACCGCCCGACCATGGCGATGCGCCGACTCGGCGCACCGGGCGAGCGGCAGTAAAAGCACAGTGCGGCTAAGCTCACGGGGTAGGACCGCTGTGATATGTAAGAAACGCGAGAACCACGAATAGTTTGTGGAGGTCAGCCAATGACGGGACAGGGCTACGCGGCGAGAGAGACTCCAAATTATGGCTTGTGGCTGGCCGGCGCTCTGGTCATTTTGGCCGTCGTTGCGGGGCTATGGTTCACCCTTGGTCGGGACTCGGAACCGGTACCGACAGTCAGCGCCACGTCGGATCGCCCCCAATTGCCACGGCGACCCCTGCCGGTGAGCGCACCGCCTCTCGTCAGCGAACCGGCGCTGTCTTCGGGCGCGGAAGGCACAGCCCTCAGCGAAGGTAGCTCTGAGGCGGATCTACGGACGCACATCGCGGACCTCGAGGCGGCCCTGGCAACAGAACGCGGGCGTTCGGAAGAGTACAAGGCTAACTATGTGCGGGTGGCTGAAAACCTCAACGCTGCGATCGCACAGAACGAGTACTACCGCAACGCTATCGAGCTCGCTCTGCAGGCGTCGCGCCACGGCGCGACGGTGGCGGCGTATCAGCCCTACCTGCCCGAGCCCGCGATCCTCCCGACAGGCGTTATCGGCGGGACCTACCGCTTGATTGGCCGCGTCTACAACGGCAGCTCGACCAAGGTGGTTGGGATCGCCATCCTTGAGTTGGTCGTAGATGGCAGCGTGGCGACTTCCAAGCGTGTCTCAGTTCAGGTGGAGGCGGGCACCTACACGCCCTACGACGTCTCGATCCCGCTGAACATTTACGGCCGGTCGATCACCGTGCGTCCCCGTGCCAGGTGGGAGGGGTAGTGAGTGATGGGAGAGAACCCCGGCACGGTGGATAGCGATCTCGCCCCTTGACAAACCCAAGGCCCTTGGGTTACTGTGTCGGCCATGAGATACCTACAGACCGTTGCCGCCGACCTCTTCGCCGTGGCCCCTGACAATGCGTGGGAGCACGCCTTGATTGCTCCCTTGATCAAGGATCGTTTTGGGCGCCCCTATATCCCTTTCGCTCCTGAGTCGTACGGATCAATCACTGTTGATGCGCAGTTGATTTCCAGCGAGAGCAGCGATGGGTGGTTTGAGATGGGTGTGACCATCACCCCACAGTTTGGAGTGCTCCCGGGCCGCGGTGACGATTTGTTCGGATCGCTCCCGCCCGGGGCTGTGTGGCGGCAGGTTCGTGCGCGTCTATGGGTTAATCCAGAGACGGGATCAACTCGGATCGAACTGACAGGAGCCGACGTTCATGATCTCGGGCCTAGGATTGAGGGTGGTTTCGAGGACGGCTCGATCATGATTTCGTTGCCAGGGCGGGGAGTCTGAGATGTGGCGGATTATTCGGCGTGAGAGAGCCTATGTGTTGTGGCAACATGAGAACGGGGTTTTCCGGGCGACGGCGCCGGACGGCAGGGAGCCGACGCAAGACGGCGTCGGTTTCGCCACCATAAAAAGTGCCGTCGAGTCCTACCGCTTTGCCGCCCAGTTGGGCAGCGAGGGCGGCAAGGCGACGAGCGAAGTCAAAGCCGAGGCATCGCGGCGAAACGGTCTCCTCGGTGGCCGTCCTCAGCTAGTCAAAATCGCCGGGAGATCCCAGCCCTTCGACGCCGTCGTCAACCTGATGGACGACGATATCCGAGAGAGGCTCCACTCGGAACTTGCGCCCTGCCCGCCGCAGAAGTTCGTGGACGCCTACCTGGTAGCGCACCGGGAGCAGTTCGGCTCTGAGTTTGTTTTTAACTGAATTATTTCTGGTCGTAGGGGGTGGTCAAAACCCAAGCAGCTTGCGCCGACGCCGTATCGGGATTCACCGGTTCCCCTGTTGTATAGCCTGGTCGGCCAGCTCCTCAGCGAGCGCGGTGAAAGCGCCTTCCGGCAGACTGATCGCGAGCAGCGAGAGCTGATACTTCAAGACCTCGATCGAGATGTTGCCTTCCCGGAAGGCCTTGATGATCGCGGCAAACTGAGCCTGCACCTTGGATCCCGTCTTCTCCAGGTACTCCAAGACCTCGTCGATTTGGAGTTGGCCCTTGCGGAGGGCCTGCGCGATCTCGAGGATCTTCTGCTCGTACTCCCTGGGGTTGAGCTTCGAGAGCGCGTCCTGAATGGCGTTCACGCCGCTGGGAATTCGCTGCGAGGCGTAGTCGCTTAGGAACTCTTCAAAGTTTATGATGCCGCCGCGAATCTCGTCGAAGAGACCCGGCAGGGGCGGGAGTTGGGCTCCCGTAAGATTGAGGTCAGCGCCAGCGTTTCCCAGGGTTGGAAACTTGGGGTCGATCGTTGTGCCGTACCCCCCACCGGTTTGATAGAAGAGTGGCTCGCCATTGCCGCCACTTCCGGTCGCGCCACCACCACCCGATGTGCTCCCACCGCTCCCCCCGCCGCCCGTTCCGCTGCCAGAGGGTGGGGGTGCATTACCTAAACCGCCCCCACCAGCCCCATACAGGTTGCCCGCGGCCGCGCCTGCCCCGCCGGTGAAACTCCATTGGCCCTGCGATCCCGTGGTTAGTTGCCCCCCGCTTGGGGTGATCCCGCCGCCGCTGCCCGCCACCTGGGCCAGCGTACCCACCAAACCCACGAGCGTGCGGAGGATATCGCCCCCGGTGCCGAGGAGTTTTTGCGCTTCGCTGTGCAACATCGATTCCGTGCTCTGCAGGTGATGTTGCAACCCCTCGCTCGCCGACGATAGAGCACCGCGCAGCTGGCTGACGGCATCCACGGCGCCGCTCCCTTTCGAACTGGACAGGTTGGCGAGAGACGTCTCCACGCCGTCGGCAACCTGCTGGAGCGCGACGAGATCCGCCGTGACGGATCGCGCCGCGGTGCCGAGGGCGTAGAGACGCTGGAGTCGACTGGGCATGGGGCGCAAGTGAAATGAAGAAACGAGAAGCGGCGGCTACTGAATCCGCTCCGCCTTCAGCCCCTGCACCGCCTCGGCCGAGTCCGCCACCGCCGCGGTCTCCTGCGCCGTCCGGTCGCGCCAGAAGACGCCGAAGACGGCGGCGATCGACGTGTTCACGGCGATCAACTGCTCGGGCGACAGGTGCATCCAGCCGAACGCCTGGCCGAGGTTGATCAACCCGCCGACCAACAGCGTGGCCTTTTCGCGGGACACGCGGTAGTACTGCCGGTGCAGCAGTCCGAGGCCGGACCGGGGGACGCGGAGGAGGATGTTGAGCACGTTCATGGGATCTCCTTTTTACGGTGCCAGGATTTGCAGCCAGTTATCGGGGACAACCTTTCCCAGGAATTTCAGGACCGCGATGCCCCCGAGGGCGAACCAATAAAGCCGGTTCAAACGAGCCTCGGCCCGGTCCGCCCTCTGGTTGAGGGCCAAGTTTTGGGCGGACACCGTCAGGTCGATCGCGCGAATTTTTTCGTGCGCACTATCGATGTCACGTCGCGCCGTCTGATCGCGCTCCGTCTCCCCGGAGCGGCCCACCAGGACCGCCTCAATCCTTTCGGTAAGGCGGCGACTGTCCTCCATGAAGAGCTTGAGAGTGGTCTGAAGCGCCACGAGACCAGTCTCCAGCGTGCGCAAGCGGAACTCGGTGTCATCCGTCATCATCCCCTCCGGCAAACGAGCAGGCACTCCACCCACCCAGGCGCGCCGCCAGTCGGGTAGGTCGCCGTCTCGACTGAGACGATCTGGCCGGCGCGAATCTCGCAGGCCTCGGGCAGCGCGCCGTTGTCGTAGAGCGGATCCGCGTCCCATGCAATTGCGGGCACTCGGGATCCCGCTCCGGAAAATATCGAGACGCCGTCGACCAACACCGCCAAGGTCGACGCGCCGGCCGTGGCCGCGCCGTGGGTGTCGACCCGCCACAGCACCCGCTCAATCCACAGCCGCCCCTCCCACGCAAGCTGCGAGGCGACCTCCCCCGGCGAGCCCGGCGCCTCGCCGCCGAGGTTGAACACGGACGCGCCGCCGGCGTAGAGGCGCCGGTCGACCAGGGCGGTCACGTCCGTGGCGTTGGTCGTGACCTGCCAGAGCGCGATCGCCGTGCTCTCCGGCGCGACGTCCACCGTCGTGAGGTCGTAGGCGCCGGTGGCCAGCTGCCAGATCCACCGGGTCGCGCTGGCGGGCAGGGCGATCGTCTCGCGGTCTCCGCGGTGGCGGAGGGTGCCGCCGCCGATCGCGCGGCCGGGGTGGATGGCCACGGCCCGGCCGGGGCCGGCGATGGCCATGAATCGGTCGTAGAGGGTCTCCCCCTCCAGGTCCGTGCCGGCGATCTCGGGCGCGCCGCCGGTATAGCGGACGACGGCCCAGCGTAGAAATACGTCCCCCGCGGCCAGGGCGGGGCGCACGGGGCTGATCGCCTTGGTGCCCTTGGTGACGAGCAGCCCGGCGGCGTCCAGGCTGAGGAGCGCCATGTAGGCCTCTCCCGCGGCGAGCGGATCGCCGTCGACGTCCTCATCGTCCAAGGTCGCGGTCGTCTGCGGCAGGCCCAGCAGGCGGCCGCGGTGCAGGTACTGGAGCGCGGCGACGTGGAGCTCGTCATCGGGCGTGCCGGAGGGGGTGACCTCGCCGCCGCGCACCAGGCCGGACCACGAGAGGTCGCCGACGCCGGTGAGGATGCCCCGGTCGACGTCGGTCACCCCGGCGGGCAACGCGATGGCGCGCGCGTTGCCGATCGGCGTCAACCGCACCCGGTAGGGCGCCGGCTGGGCGAAACCGGGGATGATCCACTTGACCTCCAGCGCCCGCGCGCAGCCGGCCGAGATCGGATCGAGCCGCAACACGGCGCCGCCGCCGAGCGGCGTCCAGTCCGTTCGCTGCGCGCCCATCTCGGGATGCGCCGTGGTGACCTCGTCGACCACCCGGACTCTGGCCCACCTCTCGTCGAGCGGCGCGAGCCCCGCCGACAGCCAGGTGCCCGGCTCGCCCGGATCCTCGATCTCCAACATCACGATCACGTCCGCGGCCGGCGACGGCGACGAGTCCGTGCGCGACCACCAGACCCGGGCCTCCAGCACGTCCGTCTCGGTCCCCGCCGCCCAGGGGGGCGCGGCCGCGTCGTTGAAGGGATCGCCCGCGGGCGTGAGGACTTCGAAACTCATGTCGGCCTCCGAAACACAAACGAGGGCTGTCCGTAGACCGGATGGTCTTCGACGGTGATGGTCTCGATCACGTCGAGTCCGAGCGCGCCGCCGGCGAGGACCTGACCGGTGCCGGTCCAATACGCGATCTGGTCCGCCGCATAGACGTTCCAGCCGATGACGCTTTCCAGATGCGGCGTGGGCGCGCCGTCGACGTCGAGGGCCAGGCGGTAGAGGTCGGCCGGTTCGCTGAGGCGGCCGACCGTGGCGCCGATCCCGGGCGTGCCGAAGTAGTAGAGCCCGCTCACCGCGCCGAACGTGTCGTCGTCGAACGAGCTGCTCGGCAGATCGCCGGCCAGCGGAAAGACGATCGCGAAGTCGTGCGGCTCGGTCCCCGACGTGTAGCAGCGATGGTCGAAGCGCGCGGCCGAGGCGCCGAGCTGGAAACCGCCGGTGCCGACCCACGCCTCCCATGCGGAAAAGGTCGCGTAGGCGCCGCCCGGGTGGGGCAGGTTGACTTCCCGCATCGTGGCGGTGACCCCGCCGAACTTCGGTCCCGAGCGGCGCAGGCGAAACCGGGTGAACCAGCCGGCGCCGATCTGGTTCGCGGCGGCCTCGCGCTCGATCCACCAGGTGTGATCGCCCGCTGGATCGTATCCGCCGCCGTGCAGGACCCAGCCGTCGAGGTCGTAGGCGAACACCTCGCCCTCGGCGCCATCGCTCGGCGACCAGATCCGGAGGCCGTTCGGAGCCACCTCCTCCGCGGTGTCGAAGTCCAGGCGGAGCGGCAGCCAGCCGATCGCCGGCCCGGCGAGTGTGGCCGAATAGACCGCGAAGGTCCGCGGCGTGATCGGCTCGAACGGTGCCGGCGTTCCCCGGTCCGCGATGTAGGCGCCGTCCGCGGTGTAGGTCGCCGCCGCGATCGCCGAGTCGCCGAACAGCTGGAAGTAGGCGTCGATCGCCGCGACCGGCGACCCGGCGGCGGGGCCGATGCCGTAGGCGCGCTCCTTGCGCTTGCGGGCGGCCATCAGCTCACCGCTCCCGCGTCGGCGTAGCGAAGCGCCGCGCCGTCGAGCACCCGCGCGTCGGCCGCGATCACCAGGTCGATCTCGACCTCGTTCGGCGACAGGTAGCGGGTCTCCGCGAGCGCGACGTCCGGATTCGGGACCTCGGGGTTGTCCGGGTCCAAGAACCAAAACTGAGTCAGGGGCGAGAAGCCGTCGCCTTCGACGAGCACGGTCACCGACTCGCCGCGGCTGAATCGGTGCGGTGTGAGGCGCTCGACCCACAGCGTGGCGATCGGCGGCGAGCCGCTGCCGGGATCGCCGGGAGTCGTCCGGATCGGGGCGGACGTGGTTCCCCGCCGGCCGCCCCGCGCGCCGGTGAGGTAGACCTGGTCGCCCAGCTGGTCGCCGGTCTTCGGCCCACGGACGGGGCACTCGCCGTCGTCGCGGATCACCACCGTGGTGCCGTCGCGGTTGCGCCCCTCTACCGTCGCCGAGCGGAGGTCCGCGGTGCGGCGGGTCTCCGTACCGACCAGGCGCTGGATCTCCCGCGCGAGGCGCTCGGCCGGCGTCACAGGCGGTGCTCCAGATCGTAGGTGGCGCTGGCGGCACCGGTCTGCGGGTCGCGTTGCGCCACGACCTGTTTGACCAGGAACCGCGTCCATAGGCGTTGCTCGGGGTCGTGGATTTCGACCGTGTCGCCGATCTTCGCCAGGGTCTCCGGCCGGACCACGCTCGCCTTGAAGCTGAGGTCCGACGCGCGAAGGGTGCCCAGGATGCGATCGAGCTCGCCGAGCGATTGCGCCCACGGGCTGTCGCCGATCGACTTCGAGCCGCCGAACCAAGCGAGCAGCGTCGCGTCGCTGTGCTCGACTTCGAGAGCATCGAGCACCAGGCGCGTCCACACCGAATCCTGGAAGGTTGGCAAGGGCGCCCGGCCACTCTGCAGCTCGACCGTTGTCGTGCCTCCGGAGATGGTGACCACGGCGAGCCCGTCATCGCCGCGCTCTTCGTAGATCTTGGCCGACGATCCGACGCGGCGAAGCGATGCGATCTCCTGGTCGGTCGCCTGCCCTTCGATCTCATACGGCCCGGTGAAGTTCCGGCGCGCCGCCACCCTGCGGAGCGCCGAATCCGTCTGCCTCACCCGGCGGCTGGCGTCGAGCCGATGCTGGTCCGTGGTGTCTTCGACCACACGCCAGGGGGCGACCGGTTCGGCCGCGGTCGAACCGTCGCCGTAGCGGTAGCGGGCGCGATGCGCGCCGTCTGCGATCGGCGTCGCCTGGTAGCCCCAGCTCTGCCGGCGCTCCGCCGTCCGGGCGCCAGAGGTCGGGTCGAACACGCCGGTGGTGACCAGCTCCGAGGTCCGGAGCAGCCTGTAGTGCGTCCGGCTGGACGACTGCCCCGCGCCGTAGAGGTACCGGTTGCCGAAGTAGGAAACGATCGTGTCGCTACTGTCGATCTCAGTGAGCGCGTAGGGGATGATCCCCAGCTCGTACCGCTCTTCCCGCGTTTCGACCAGCTCATCGCCGTCGTAGGCGTAGAGCACCCGCCGGCCGCTGGTGCGGGCGAATTGCTCGCCCCCCCACGCCCGGAACTCGTCGTCCTCATCGAGGTACACCGTCCGGAAGAGCGGTCCGCCGCTGGTGAACTCGCGATCGGCGGCGACCGGGTTGTACCAGGTGGAGACCCACGACTCCTGCGACACCACCCGACCCCCGGAGCGCGTGACCTCCTCCTCGATCCGGGCCACGACCTGGTCGCGCGCCTCGTTCGAGGCGATGCCGGACGCGCTCACCGTGCCATCGCTGTTCTGCCGCGCCGGGCAGGTCCCGACGGCGTAGACGCCCCGGATCTCGACGGTGGAACGGTCGGTCTGCAGGCCCGCGTCGAGCGGCGCCGCGGCGTGCGACCGGAGGATTACGCGGTGGTGCGCCCCGGTCGGGGCGGAGAGCGTGAGCGACGCGACGTCGTCGCGCTCCCAGATGTGGTCCGGCGGCTCCGGGTAGACCTTCAGCCGCGGCACCCAGCCGACCAAGGCGCCGGCCGGCGTGGAGTGGAAGACCCAACCCTCCGGCGCGCCGAACTCGCCGAGCAGGGTCATCAGCTTGGTGCCGTCGATCGAGACCGGCAGATCGAGCCGCGCGCCGGGCGGCACGTCGACATCGACGATCCCCGCGGCGTCGGCCCAGCGCCGAACGATCTGGCCGCGCCGGAGGCCGCTGTAGGGCGGCAGCTCGTCGCACACCGCCCACTCCGCCCACGCGCCCGCGGCGTCACTCGCTTGCACGTGCACGAGGCCATCCGCGCCGATCTGCGCGCCTCCCGGCCGGACCGCCCCGGCGAACTTCAGCCGCTCGATCGTGCGCCCGGGCGGGCCTTGGCGGTGCCAGATCTCGATCGGCACGCGGGTCCAGGTCGCCCGGGTCTCCAACGGGTGCCAGCGACCCCAGCCCCAGAGAGTGAAGTCGGCGGTGCCCACCGGGCTGTCGATCGCCGAGCGAATCATCACCGGCCCGGCGAGCTCGTCATCTCCGACCTCGAGGCCGTTGAGCACGACGCGCACGCCGACCTGGATGGACGGCGCGTCGTAGGACTCGATCAAGTCGCGGGCGACCTCGGCGAGCCAGGTCGCCTCCGGCGCGTCGTCGTTGACCACGTGCGCCCGGAAGATCGCGGCGACCGGCGGCACCGGCGGCGCGGCGTTGGTGACGATCGCGAGCACCCGGCTACGCCTCCACCAAGGTGACCGAGCGCGGCTGCGCGATCGGGGCCTGGTGTGACCGCGATTCGGAGCTGCCGTCCGCGAAGACGGCGAAGGCGGGCACCACGTCCACCCACAGATAGGTGCCTTTGTCCGGAGGCTCGAGGATCTTCCAGCGCACCGCCGCCTCCGGATTGGTGACGACTTCGAACCACACCTCGTCGGCGCCGGGGTCGCCCGCGTCGTAATCCTCGGTGCTCTTGCGGAGCATCGTGACCGGAGGACCGCTCGCGCTAAAACGAAGCTCCGGATCGAAGTGGCTCGGGTCGGCGACACCCGGCGGCGTCCGGACGTCCAAGGCGTGCCTCCAGGGCAAAAGCCATTGCGTCCGTCCACCGTCGCCGGCGAACACGAGCGCCTCGTTCTGCCAGGTCTCGAGCTCGTGAGGCCCGGGCCGGGCGAGCAGCCGATCGACGAGCGGAGCGCTGGCGCCGAGGTGCGACCACGACAGCTTCCAGGACCGGCGCACTGGGTTGGCCTCGCCGCCCGGGCCGGTGTACGCGATCTGCTCGCGGCGCCGGACGGTCGGGGTGATCACCCGCCGCGGCTGCCGCTCCAGGGTCAGGACGCCGGCCGTGGGGATCGGCTCACCGTCGAACAACGCCTCCGCCGGTATCGCCGGCGTGCCCGTGGTCGGCCGCATCAGTGGACCGTGGCCGCGGCGTTTCCGACCGCGCCCGCCTCGCCTTCGACTTCGTCCAGGGCCTTCTTCAATCGCCCCAGGTCGCCGATCACACCGTCGATCACGCCCGTCCATTGCTTGAGCCCGTCGAGGGCGGGTCCCAACTTAGCCGTCGTCGTCAACAGCAGTTCCAAGCTGCCGTTCAGCTCGTCGACCTTCGACTTGAGCGGGGCCACAGACGCCACCGCGCCGGCGTTTGCGTTGCCGAACTTGACCAGCCCCTCGGCCGCAGCGTCGTAGCCTTCCTTGGCCCCGGCGGCCGCCTCACCGCCCTCCTTGACCGCGTCGCCGGCGGTCTTCGCCTGCTCGCCAACCTCACCGATTTTCTTGCCGCCTTCGGCGGCATCGCCGACCTTCGCGAAGCCAGCCGCGCCGGTCGCGGCTTTTTCGCCCGCGGCAGCAACTTTGTCCCCGGCAGCTTCCACGTCTTTTGCCGCGTCAGCGGCCCCCTTGCCGGCGGACTCCTCGGCCTCTTTCCGTTCGGCCGCGTGGCGCTTGATGCTGATGCCCGTCGCCTCGGCCGAGTCGCGCACCAGGTGCCCGCTGGCGACGATACTGTCGGCGGCTTTCTTGGTCCCGTCGGCAGCCGACTCCTCCGCCTCTTTGCGCTCGGCAACGTGGCGCTTGATCACGATGCCCGTGGCTTCGACCGAGTCCTTCACCAAGGCATTTGCCAGTACCGACTTCTGGGCGGACTTCTCGGTGCCCTCGGCGGCCGACTCCTCCGCCTCTTTTCGCTCGGCAACGTGGCGCTTGATTTCGATGCCGGTGCCCTTGGCGGAATCGGCAAGCCTGGCATTGGCGATGACCGCCCGGGCCGCGGAGTCTTCGGAGGCGATCGCCACCTCCTCGTATTGTTTGACGATGCCGCCAGCGGTCTCGGTGAGCACGACCTTTTTGGTGCCGGCCGATTTCTGGACGGCACTGTCGGCCGCGACCGTAGCGGCGGCGCTGTTACCCGCACTCCCTGCGGCTTTGTCGAGCGCCTCGGCGTCCGCTTCCACGAACCTCTTGTGGATCTCGATCGACTTCGCCGAGCCCTCGGCAGCCTTGCCCACCTTCTCCGCCCCGCCGGCGAACGCGGTTTGCGAGGTGACGGCGCGGTCGAGATTTCCGACGTACACCCCGACCTTGTCGCCGATGTCGGTGAGGGCCTTGGGCACTTTCTGCCCCATGGCCAGAAAGGCATCGATCACTTCCTGAACTTCGACGCGCAGCCGCTCGAACGCTTCGGGCTCGCGGATCTTCAGGGTGTCCAGGTTGCCGAGATGTTTCACGACATCGGTCAACTGGTCGGCCAGTTCCTTCAGCGCCTTGCCACCCGTAGTGATTCCGACCACCTTGTCCAGGATGATGGCGACCGCGGCATCGTGTTTTTTCGCCGCCGCCTCCGCCGCGGTGCCAACGATGTTCCAATGCTTCGCCCACTCGGCCATTTTGGGCGAGACTTGCTCGATTGTCAGTCCGAGTTTTTCGGCGTCGTCGATTACGGCCTGAATCGGCTTCTTTAGGAGCTTGCCGAAATCAGCGTCATCCATCACGTCTTTGTTAGCCTTGATCACTTGGGCGATCAGCGCCCGGGCACCCTGCGCTTCCTCGCGGATGGAAGCGAGAGTGAGATGCTGACTGTCCGCCACCTTCCTCTGCGCGGCGGCGAACTGTTCCGCTTCGGTGGTTGCAACACCGAGGCTGCGCGCCCACAACTGCAGGCCGAGTGGCAACTCGCGGCCGGTGGCGATCGCCTGGTCGGCGAGTTCCTGCAAGATTTTCTTGAGCGGCGCCAGCTGTCCGCTGGCCATTCCGGCCGTCGTCTGATAAAGGTTCTCGAGTGGCTGAACGGCTTTGACGTGGCGTTCCCATTCGGCGGTGCTGCCAGCGATTTTATCGGTGAGCTTTTGAAGCTCGGCCTGGCTCTCCCGCACCCTTAGATTGACTTGATCGTATTTTTCCCGTGCTTCATCCAAGCTCAGGTTAGTGGGATCGATACCCTGTTGGCGTAGGAACCGGTACAGATTCGCGAGTTCGAGCGTGTCCTCGCGGTAGAGACCGAACGCTTTCTGGAATTCCTCGAGAGTCCCTTGGGAATCCCCGATCGTCGAGCCGAGAGCGGTCAGGATGTTCTTGCCGTTGGGAATCCGGTTCCACCACTTCTCGAAAGCCTCATCCGTAAGACCCACCGCCTGGGACAGACCGAGGAGAACCTCGTGGGTTTTCTCCATGGTCTCGTCGGCCACCTGGAGCGCGCCATAGAGCAAACCTACCCGCGTCGCGGCCTTGGCCAGACGTGGATCGAGCCCCTCCAGCAAGTCCCCGAAATCATGGATCGGCTTCACTTGGCCGGAGACCGAGCGGCCAGCTTCCTCGGATTCTTTGGCAAACTCTTTTTGCGCCGCTGTGTTTTTCGCGACCTCTTCTATAGCGGCGTGGTGAGCGGCTTTGAGTTGCTCAAGCCCTTGGATCTGAGCATCGCTGACATGCTCGCCGGCGGCCCGGAGCCGAGCGATCTCCGTCTCCAAATCGGCGATCGCCCGCTGAGCCGCGGCACCGGAGGCCTTCGTTCCGGCGAGGCCGGCGTCCGCTTTCTTACTGAACTCGCCGACCCGTTCGGACGCCCGGTCGAAGGACTCCGCTAAGGGATCGGCGAGCCGTTCGACGGTCGCTTTCAGGTGACCGAGCTGGCTGTCCAGACCTTCGAGGGCATCCCCGAGCCCTTCGACGCTCTCGGTCCCCTTGGCCTTCAGATCCTCCATCGCCTCCCGGGCCGCGGCGAGCCCTTCCTGTAAGTCGTCCAGCCCTTCGCTCTGACCGAGGCGCAGAAGGGCATTAGCGACCTCCTCGGCCGCGGAAGCCACCGCTGGTGACGTTTCGCGGGCGCTCGCCGCCACCTCGCCCAGGCCGCGGGCGCTTTCGGACAGCGGACGCTGGAGCCCGTCCATCGTGCCGCTGAATTTGCCTATCGGACCTTCGATCTGACCCACCGCATCCCGCAGCCGATCGACGCCCGTCGCCACGTTCTGCACACCGGTCGCCGTGGCGGCTGGCACTTCGATCTTCGCGGCAGCAGCTGCCGCTCGTTCGAGCGGTTCTTCGATGCCTTCGGCCGCCTCCCGCGCTTTGTCCAGAAGGCCCGGTATGTCTTTCAGGCTGTCCTGCAGCTCTCCCGTGGCGTCGGAACCCAGATCACCCAACTGCTGCATGGCATCTACGATCTCGTTGAGTCCGGTCTTGATCTCACCGGCCGACGAGGAGCGCGCCAGGTCCCGAAAGCCATCACTTAGCGCCTGGGTGGCTTCCGCGACGTCGGGCGCCGAAGCCTTAGCCGCCTTCGCCACATCATCGAGACCATCGGCCCCGGCCTCCAGGGCGGGCTTCAGGTCGCGCACCTTCGACGCGAGGTCGGTCGCGGCGTCGCCGACCTCGGTGAACGCCTTCGGGTCACCCTCGCGGGTGACCTTGAGCTTGGCGCTGACTTCGGGGTCTGACATGGCGTGCGGAGCCTAGAGGTCGGCGAAGAGGGTGAAGCCGTAGTCGGTGATCACCGTCACGGTCACCGGGTCCGACCCCGAGTCATCCGATCGGCCGGCGAACGTGACTGTCTCGGAGACCAGTCCCGCGTTGCCGGCGGGCCGGGTCTGGGCGGTGATCTCGGCCGCGGCCCAGTCGACCCGGACCGTGTGGCGAAACGCGGTTGAGCCGATCTGCGGCCCGACCAGCTCCTGCCGGAGCTCGATCAGCTTGCGGCGCTCGCGGCGCGACTCGAACCAGGTATCGCCGAACTCCCGAACGATCGTGCCTGTGGGCAGAAATGATCCAAGCCGGTCCAGCCCGACGTAGTAGAGCGTGCCGTTTCCACCACGGGCGGTGATCGGAGAATCGATCGACAGCGTCGACGACGTCGCCGAGAACGACTCCCAGTCCGGAGCCCCGAGATCGCGGCGGAAGAGCCCCAGATGCTGCAAACCGAACGCCGTTTGCAGGCTGCTGGGGTAAGTCAGGATTGGGTCTTCAATCACCGCCTCGCACTTGAAGATGTCCCCGGCCACGAGGTCGGAGTGATCCGCCTTGGCGCCTGGCCAGAGAACCTCGAGGAGGTTCTTGTCGGCGGCCTCGAAGATGCCGAAGCCGGTGTCCTGCCAATCCCCTTCGCCCGTCGACGACGGGATGTAGATCGTGTGCGTGGGCGCGGCGGTCCAGTCCCCGGCGTCCGGCGTGTCCAGGCTTTGCACCACCTTGAACGTCGAATCGGTGGTGCCGTCGCTCGCCACGATGATTTTGAACCAGAGGCCGCCTTCGTCCGGATCGAGCAACGGCCCCCGCACCCACGGGCCAAGCGCGTAGGTTCCGGTGCCCGTCTCCTGGTCGGCGCGCTCGAGCGTGCTGCCCTGCGACACGAACCCGGTGAGCTTCATGTTGACGACTTGGCCGCTCTGGAATGCGAAGTCGGCTTTGCCGAACCGCAACCCGTAGAAGTATTGACGGATCACCGGCGGCAGGCTGGAAAATCCCCAGAAGGACGAAACTGCCTCGTCCGGCCGCCAGGTGAACACGTACTGCTTCACCCCGGCGGTGGGTGTGGTCTTCACCACCTTCCCGAAGAGGTGCTCCAGGAACACGAGCAGCTCGCGGGTGGTCGCGCGGATCGTCAAGTCGGCCGCGCCGGTGATCGGCCCCGGCAGATCGGCCGGCGTCGTCTGGGATTGCAGCACCAGGCCGCCGGGAGTGTTGGTGGGCGTCAACAGGAAGCTCACCGGGAGGTTCGGCCGGTAGGCCGACAGCGGCTCGGCGCCGCCGCGGTTCCAGCCGTGGCTCTCGCGAGCGAGCGCCACGGCGACGCGCGTGCCGGTTGCGGGGGTGGACATTAGGCGACCTCCTCGGAGCCACCCTCAGGCGGCGTGGTGGTTTTTGCCTTGCGGGCCTTTGACGGTCTTGGGGCTGCCTTGCGCGGCGGGCGCGGGGTCGCCGCCTTCTTCGCCTCAACAACCTCGAAGGCCGAGCCCCCGCTCTTCAGCAGGCGTCGGGCGTCCTCGTCGTCGAGGTCGACCTCGCGGTCGGGGGTCCAAAGGACGTTGCGGTTACCGGGCAACTCCGACATCGGGTTGGGGCCGAGAGGTGCGGATTTGGCGTAGCGGATCGTGGTCATAGGTAGACCCTCGTGTAGGCATGGACGTCCGACGAAAGGATGAGACGAAGCTCGTTGTAGAGGCAGCTCGGCTTCTTGCGAAGCCGACCCGAGCGGGTGTCGGTGAGGAAGCGGAGAATGGGGAGGTTGAGCGCCCGGCCGTCCGAGTCGAGGTAGACGCCTTGGCCATCGTCGCCCGCGGCGAGCACGCCCTTGGCGCGGTTGAGGACCCGAGAGCGGACCTGATCGTTCGCCGGCGCGGTCTCTTGCGTGATCGTGTACAGGCCGACGCGGATGGTGGTGTCGAGTCGGTCCTTACCCGCGTTACCGACGACGACTTCCAGCGATGACTCGATGTCCACCGTCAGCGCGCCGGGGCCGGTCCAGGTGCCGAGCACCCAGAGCTCCGGGTTGTCGATCAGGTGAATGCCGCCGGCCAGAAAAGGCGTGGTCGAGAGGATCGCGTCGCCCGCGAGCTTGGCGTGGACGGCTCGCAGGAGGAGCGCGTCGACGCTCCACGGGATCTCTGGGCAGTAGGCCGGCGGCTCAAGCATCGGCGATCAGGTCCGCGTAGAAGTTGGTGATCAGATCGCCGAGGTCCGTCAGCTCGGTGTCCGACAGGACGATGAACGGAAACGCCTGCACCGTTCGCCGGCCGTGATCGTCGGTGACTTCGCCGCCGTCCTGAAGGATGCGCGCCACGGGCACGTCGCCGGTGGGGCCGCCGGTGAGATCGGTGCCCACGGTGACACCGAACTCGTCGACAGACCGGACGTCGATCGACTGGAGGAGATCGCCGCCGCGCACCAAGGTTTTCTTGCCGTCGTGGCCGTAGTGCTTGCGGATCGCCCGCGTCGCCGGCTTCAGCTCCGGCCAGCCGAGGCCTTCGCCGCCGCTCTCGATGTGATCGCGGAAGAAGGTCTTCATGAGCTCGCCGGCCGATTCGAAAAGCACCCGGGGGGAGCCCTCCAGTCGCGTGGCGATACCGCGCAACCGCTGGCCAAGAGCCTCCGCTCCGTCGATCGTCAGTTCGATCACCCGAGCCACCCCGCGACCACGGCACTCAACTCGGAGACCTCCCCCGAGGCGTCTGTGAGGATGGTGCCGATCGCACTGCGGTCCTCCGGAGGCGCGCCCGGCAGACCCAGGTCGACGGCACCCTTGCCCGCGTCGCGGAGGAATCGCACCGCGCTGTCTCGCTCAAGGCCGACGTCGTCGGACAGGTGATCACTTCCCAACCCGAGTTGGTGCATGGCGAGCTTCGCCACGTTCACCCGCAACGTGGCCGGGCACTCGGGCGCCGAGAGCATGTCGATCGTCGGGTATCTCGACTTGAGGTACCCGACCGCCAGCTCCGACGCGGCGATCAATGCCGCGGTGATCGCCTCGTCGGCGTCGCCGCCTTTCACCGACACGAGGGCCGCAACCCGCGATGGGCTGTAGGTCGACTCCAGGTCGGCACGGGTGGCGAAGAGGGGCGGCATGGCTTTCAGGCCTTTGGCTTCGCGCTGAGGCTTGCCTTCGGCCGGGCTCTTAAGTTGGCCTTGGGCTTCGAACGCAGCGCCTTGGCTCCCTCGACGATCGCTTTCGCAACATTCGAGAAGAGGTCGACGGTGGTCGCAGATACGACCACCAGATGTGGGTCCGCTGCGATCTCGGCGGGCACTTCCGTTTCGTCGAGTTCGACGCCTGCAAGCGGGAAATCTACCGTCCGGCGCTCTCCGTTGCCGTCCGTGTAGGTACGCCGACGGACTCCCGAGTTTCCTCGGCCGAGCTTTGCGACCTCGGGCGAGCACTTGACAACGATTGCCATGAGCTGCTCCTTCTTATTCCGGCGTTGCGCGGCAGACCGCGTGAGGAAGTCCCGGATAGACCGCGTATTCGGCGTCGACGCCGATCTTCGCCATCCGGGTGTCGAAGACATCCTTGGTGTCCCCTTCGAGCCCTCCAACGTCCTTTGAGACCCCGAAGAGCACCGCCTTGGGAAGACCTGGCAGATCGAGGTAGGCATCAAAGATTTGCTGAGGTCCCTCGTAGGCCGAGAAATCCATCAGCAGTTCGAAGCGCCCTTTCCAGGAGTTGGTGGTGGCGTCGATCACGTCCTTGGTGCGGAGATCGTCGAGAACGGCGTACGTGCCCTCGTCGGAGGTAACGATCATCAGTCCACTGTCAAAGCTGGAGCTCTGCACCAGGGTCTGCTTCATCAGTCGATTGGCCAGGAGCCTCATCTTTACGGCCTTCAGCATCGCGGACGCCTCGGTCGGCGTCGGAGCAGCTCCGGCCATGCCTACTTCAACGATGTTCGAGAAGGTCGTATCGTCGGGCTGGGCGTGGTCGGTGTCGAATACGTTCTGGCCGTCATAGGGACACAGGGCGTTGGCGCGAATCGGCGCGAGCGCCAAGCGAACCTTCTCCCCGGGCATCGCCGCGCCGATCTCCTGAGCTAGATCCTGTAGCTTCCAAAGGGTGTCTTTGCGCTCGATGTCGTCAGTGTTGTACTCCCACGTCCCTTCGAACTTGGAATACTCCAGAAAGAACTCCTTCGAGAAAACCTCCTGGACCTTCCGCTTGTCAACCCAGTGGTTGAGCTGCGGAAAGGCGGCCGTGTAGTTGAACGATTGGGATTTCATCCGCCCAGGGTTGGGAATGATCTTGGCAAAGCGCGGGAGCAAGCTCGCGTCCTCGCCCTTGAGAAAGAAGTCGAGCATGAACGGTTCGACTTCGATGAGGCCGCTTCGAAGGGCCGAGATGACTGCCGCGCGATCCATGGGCATCGCGATCTCCTACGCGCCCTGGTGGCGCAGCGTGGTTTGGTCGACGAACACGGTGCCCGTCTCGTCGAGCCGGTGAATGATTCCCGCCAGAATGTTGTTCGTCGTCGCTTCCACGGTGACCGTGTTGTCGTTGACCACGAAGCAGGCCTGGCCGACCTTCGGGGCGGTTCCGGTATAGGCAAAGCGAAAGATCGCTCGATCGACCCGGACGAACCGCGCCGAGCCATTCGCGGCGACAACACCTGCCGATCCGCCGGTGTTGTCGAAACCCTCGATCGCAACGCCTTGGACAATCAAACCGGCTGTGTCCGTGGCGCGGACTGCGAGGCCCGTGGCGGTTGCAACCGCAGTCAGAGAGCCGGCGTAGACGACGGCCCCGGCGGCGAGCGGAAGGGCGAGAAGATCCTGCGCGTGCGAGAGATTCACGCGCGTACTGTTGGTGCTCAATGCGGCCATGGCTCTTGCCTCTTACCCTTTCGGTTTAGTTGACCTTGGCGTGGGATCCGGGGATCCGCCGTCGAATTTCCGCAAGGCGTTCCGGCGTCATCCCTGCGGAAGCCTGGTAAGCGGTCGGCGTCGCGACCTCGCCGTCCTGCTCGGTCGGTTCGGCGGACAGCTCTGGCGAGCCGAGCGCGGCGAATCGCGGCAGTTTTTGGAAGGCCGCGACGAGAACGTCGTACATTGGGAGGGTCCTCTCGGCCGTGCTTCCCTTGCCGGCGGCGAGTTGGATCTTGTGGGTCTCAGGCTCCGCCGCCAGTTCCATGAGCAGATCGCGAAAACCTTCCACTCCGAGCACGGCCGGGGTGATCTGCGCTTCGAGCGCGTGGAGGTCTCGGCTGAGGCGCAGCTCGGCCCGCGAGATCGCCAGCTCGCGCCGGTACTGTTGCGTTTCCCGCTGGAGATCAGCGACCCGTCGCGCCGTAGTTGACAGTTGCACGCTCTCTTCGGCGGCCGGCGATTCTGCGGGTTCGGAAGCGGGGTCCTCCGGGACTGTTACGGCGCGGGTCTTTGCGGCCATCGTGGCCTCCTTTCGCTCGGCGGCGCCGAGCAGTAGTAGTTCGTGCGGCGCCGACAGGTAGCCGGTTCCGCCCTGGCGCGCGAGGCGCGCGGGCGCCGGCTCTCCCACCGCGAGCTTGGGTTGACCCCAGACGGCCGGCTCACAGCTGCCTAGGAGGGCCATGCCGGTCAGGTAGTGCTTTCCGGTCGCGGCGTGATTCGGGTCGATTTCCGCCGACAGGTAGGGCCACTCGCCTCGGCGTACGGCGTCGCCGACCTCCTTGTTGACCCACCCCTTCAGCCAAAGCCACTCGCCGCGCACTTCGAGGCCTTCGATCGCGCCCCGGCTCGGACCGCCCCAGGAGTGGTCGAAGTTGAATTGGGCCTCGTACACGCCCGCCGGGTCGTAGCTGCTCTGAAGTTCCGCGATCACCTCCGCCGTGATCGGGCGGTGGTAATCGCGGAGGTCGATGGGGCGCAAAAACGGTGCTTCGATCGACCAACGGCCATCCGCGTTGTCTCCCGCAAGCAACAGCAGGCGGCCGCTCGCGAGGCTGGGTGGGATGGCGAGGAGGATTCGGTCCGTGGGCATGGGGTTATCTCCCGGTGAGTCCGAGCGCGCGGATGAGTAGATCGAGCGCAGCGCGGAGATCCGCCGAGCCCGTGGCGTTGGCCGAATCCAGGAAGTCGGTGAGGCGACCCTCCTCGTCTTCGGCGAGCTGCTGGAACGTCGGGGCGCCTGCGAAGCCGGGGTCCGGCTGGGCGGGCTGGCCCGTGAGCGGGTCGGTGGGCCACGGGCCGACGGGTTCGGCTCCGGTGTAGCCGAAGCGCTGGGCTTGGCCCTTGGTAATCACCGCCACGTAGCAGCGGCAGGCGTGGCCGGCGATCGGCCACCAGGTGCGCCAGATGGCATGGCCGATCGCCGCTACGAAGCCGGCCATCACGCGGTGGTTATGGAGTGCGCGATCGCGCACCTCGTCGTCGACGAGCGTCGTCCAGCGCAGGTACGGGAAGATCCGGTGCGCGGCCGGGTTGCCGACCGTGCGCTCCCACTGCGCCGCGTGCGAAGCCGTGCGTACGGCGTTCGACCAGACGAGCCGGGCGTGCCAGTCGCTGAGGGGCGTAACCCCCATCTGCTCGAACAGGCGGCCGGACTCGACGGTGAACTCCTCGCCGCCCATCTGCTCGGCGACGGCTCGGCCGAGGAGGGACTGGAGCGAGCGCAGGAGCGTCGCGTCCTGCACTCCCTGGACGGCGAAGGCCAGCCGCCGCAGCCGAGGGAGGAGCTCGCTGAACAGATCCTTGGAAAGACCCAAAAGCCGCTCCCAAAACGTCACCGCGGCCTGCGGCGTGGTCGCCTGCGCGAACGGAACGCCCGAGGCGAGGGAGAGGAGCCCTTCGCCGCCGTCGTCGCGCAGCGACCTCAGGGCGAGCCCGCACGAGTGGACCAGCGCGGCCTGGAACGCCTCGGCCGGGCCGACGAAGTCCAACCGGGCGACGAGCTGCGAGAGCGCCGTGCCGTCGGCCACGCGGCCCTCGCCGAAAAGCCTGCCGATCTCCGCTTGCAATTGCCCCGTGTGCGCGAACGTCGCGGGCAGGAAGGCGTCCGCGACTTCATCTAGGGCGGCCAGCCGCTCCTCCGCGATCGCGTCGAAGTCCGGCACCGACTCGCTCGCGGCGAGTGCAATGCGGCCGCCGCGCGAAGAGAGAGCGGGTGTCGGCGGCGGCGCGGGCTCGGCGGCGGCGCGCGGCTCGATCACCGCCTCGCCCGGGCGGGGGCTAGGTACGCCGAAGGCTAGGCGGGCTTGGTGCTCCGCCACAGGCAAGCCGATCGCAAGGGCGCCTGTCACTCCCTCTTGGCGGGTCTTCCGATCCTGCAGCTCTTCGATCCGCCAAATCGATCGCGGCCTTGGAGCGTCCGGCCCGTAGTTCAAGTGAACGAGCCACTCGATCAGGGTGTCGTTCTCTGCCGTCTGGCCGAAGTGGGCGTCCCGCGCGACTTTTTCGAAGCGCACATCGTTGGTGACGAGCAATTTCGCGAAGCTTCCCGGTCCTTCCGCCAGCCCGGAGGTGTCGACCTCGCCGAGAACGCAGATGGCGATCCCGCGGAGGAGGAGCTGTAAGAACTGGCCGAAGTTGCCGCCCGACAGCGTCGACTCCAGAAGGCTCAGATTTACGTGCTCCGGCAGCGCGATCGACTTGTTTGACCGTAACGCAATCATCGCGTTGAGCAGGACCGCGATATCACGCTGGTTCGCCGACTCGTTTTCGTCACCGGCACTTCGCGAGGGATATCTACCGATCGTCCAGGGGCTGCCGAAGCGGTCCAACTGACCGCACCACGAGCGGTTGACGACGCGCTCCAGTTCACACAGCCAGAACAGATCGTCGGCCAGCGGCTCGCCCCAAGGGTTGTCGCGCGTCCCCCACTGAAGGGTCCAGAATTTGCCGGGCGGCGGAAGCTCCGGACGCAGAACTCCGGAGCGGCGAACATGGAGACTTCCGGTCTTTCGGTCGAACGCAAACCGATCCATCGGACGGTCTTTCACGTCCATCACGGTCAGCTTGCCGGTGAGCGGCCCGCTGGTCGGCCGGCCCCAGAACAGCTCGAAGGGCATTACGCCCCAGTAGAAGATCTCCGTTTGCTTGGCGATCACCGTCGCCCGTTGGGTGATCGCCCCCAAAGCGGCGCGGACGAAATCCGCCACCTCCACGGCCTCGCGGCTGCCGTCCAACGGCTCGATCGATCGCGGCAACGCCGCCACCGCGTCCGCGCGCTTCTGGAACAGCCCCGGGAGCACCAGGCTGCGCTTCTTTTGAGCCGTAAACAGCGCGCCCGGGCGCTTCCCCGGGTTGGCCCTGACCGCCTCCCCAGGATGCCGCCACTCCTCGAACAGAGCGCCAGACGAAACACTCGGAAGGATCGAGGTCGCCCTCTCCGAAGCGAGATCCTCCCCGCCGTACCGGGCGAGGATCGCCGCGGCGCGCGAAGGGGTCTCGGAGGTGAGGGCGTCGAGCATGCGGTTACGGCGCCGCGTGAGCGATCTTGCGCCACCCGGAGGCGACGCAGATGTAAACGTAGGAACCGTCATAGCCCTTCATGCCGGATGGGCACGCGCCCGACGGCGGCGATGCGAAGGCATGCTCGAATGTCTCCGCGTTGCTGACGCTCCCTGCCCCGCAAGCGGAGTGATACTCGGTGCTGTAGGCGGAGATCGATCCGGCCCCCGCCGCCTTGAGGTCGCACGTGGCGCCCTCGTCGATCCGTGAGGACCAGAGCTTGAGCACGCCGCTGCCGGTGGTTTCCACCAGCACCGCCTGCGATTCGCCTGGGTTCATCCGTCCCCTGTAGTGCGAGATTCCGGCCGCACACGCCGACACCAGGTGGCGAGTGAGAGTTGCCGTCCCCAGCCGGAGGAGCGCGACGTTTTCGAGATATAACGCACCGGACCCGGAACAGCTCGCGAGATCCAACGCGTACGAATCGCCCGCGAGACCCGATCCGTACAACGTGCTGTCGATGACGGTGGAGTTTCCCGTCGAGGTCTTGCCCAACAAGGTTGTCGCGCCCGTCAGAGCGGCGGAACCGTAAAAATCGAGATGGGCGATTACACTGCTCACGCCCACGGAAACCTGAGTTCCAGACGTGGACGTCAGGGCAACCGTTACGTTGCCGTTGAACGCACCAGCGCCAGAGGACGCCGGAACGATCCCGAGCAGCGTCACGTAGTCGGGGACCGCCACGGTAGCCTCGGAGTAGGCGGAAAAACCGCTGATCGGCGCGTTGCCTGGATAGACCAACACGGTTGCACGAGCGGCCAGTGAGGGCGCTGGAGAGAGTGCCGCAGCCGCCGCGAGCGCGGTGCTGATCGACGTGTAATCGCCGCGGCCGCCGCTATCGACCGTGAGTACCCGCGAAAACTTCGATGTCCGCGCCCAGTCTCGCAGGCCGCTGGTGCCGAGGTAACCGGTCGCGGGACGGGGCAGTTGGGCGAGGGCCGTAGCGCCGGAGAGCGCACACACGGCCATGGCACATAGAGATCGGCGAAGTTTCATGGTCAGTAGCCCTCAAGGAGAGCGCCGCTCTGCGGGGCGCCGTGTTGGTTGAAGAGCGCGGTGGTTGCGCTGGAGGCGGCGGCGGGGGAGCCCGTATGGAAGACGATCTCGCGCGGCGCGAAAAAGGCGTCGGCGTGCGCACGCATGACCAGCGCGCGGAAGGCGTCCGGAATGTGGTCGTTGTGCTTCCGCCAGATGCGCTCCCCGTTACTGCCGATCGAGTCGGGAACGTGCGACTGGAGGGCCTGTAGTACTTCCGGGTCACCCGGAAGCTCGAAGCTCACAGCCTGGAAGTCAAGCTCCATATACTGGGTGGCTTGCTCTTTAGCGCCGACCGTCAAGGGCGTCTTGGTCTGCGGGTGCAGGCGCTCCTCACCGGTACGTGGGTCGATCGCCGGGACTCGCCGGTTGAAAACTACATCCATCAGGCGACCCTCGAACCGTGGCTCGGCGAGCAACAGGTCATAGAGCACCTTACCGACGCCAGAGGCGTCGATCGCCCAACCCTGAGGGGAGAGTTGTTCGTCGATCGCTTCGACGATCGCCTTCTGTACGTACCAATCGCAACCGCGTAACTGGACGCGGGCGACGAGGCGGAGGCAGTTCGGCCGACGCTGATGGATGAGGATTTCGGTCAGGGTGCTGGACCCCACGTCGCTGCCGATCAGGAGCGGACCCTCCTCGACCGGTTGTAGGAACTGACGCACCCAGGCCGCGACCTTGGCTTTCTTTTCCGGCAACGGGAGCGAGGTCCAACCGTTGAGATCCAGGGACTCTTGGCCAGCCGGAATCATGGGCCGAACGCCCGATTCTAGGAGATCGACGTCGTCTTCCAAGTCCACCGCGTACGAAGGGTTCGGCCGATTGACCCGACACGTGAGGCGGGCCGCGCTCGGATCGCGATCGATGGCGTACGAGCGATACTCCGGCAGCGGCCGAAGCATCGGCTGAAGTAGCCGCCAGGGGAACGGACTCTCGGTGGCGTCGCCGTTGAGGGCGAGCACGTTGCGCTGAAATCCGCCGGTGTGGCGGCCGCCGAACTGTTCGACGAGCTCGGCTTCGCGATCGGCAGACCAAAAGGGGAAGGGCATCACCGATTTCGGCCAGACGACTAAACCGAACTTCCGCCCGCCGGCGCGGCTCGGTTGGCGGCGCAGGCTGATCTGGCGCAGAATGGCCTGCGAGCTGGTCAAGTCTGGCGCAACCCTGTCGAGCGGGGCCGCCGCTTCGCAAAGCCTGTGATATTGCGAAGTGCGGTCCCCATCCGGCACCGAGTAGATCCGGATCTGGCATCCGGGCAGCGCGGCGCGCCAGAACTCCGACCAGCAGCCCTCGTTCTTGGACTTCGCGGCCTCGTCGCGCAAGAGGTAGCCGCCCACGTGCATGCCGCGCAGCGCGCTTCCGTCATGCCCGCTCGGGCGCAACACAATCCGAAAGCCGTTTCGCATCTCCATCTGGCGGTACGGCTTCTCTTTCTTGCCCTTGACCGCCGCGGAGACCACAGGGCTCTGATCGAGCTGTCGTAGCAGCATTCGCCAGATCTCATCCAAGTCGCCGTCGAGGTTCCCGGTGATCAGCACGTCGCCGCGGCCGCGAATGGCACCATAGAGAGCGAGCACCGCGATCTCGCGCGTCTTGCCCACCTCCGCGGCGTCCCGATGTACCAGGTGGCCGACATAGCGAATACTCGGGACCTGATAGTCGAAGAACTTCCAGAGCGCCCGTTTTCCGTCAAGGTCGGTGTCGACGAGATAGGTCTCCGCCCAAAACATCGGGTCTTCGTCGACGATCCAATCCTGTAAGTCGAGGAAGGTGACGGGCGCGCCGTCGACCTCGGCGCGACCCGCTTGCACCTGGTCCCAGCTCCAGCCGTTTGCGCCGATCAGATGATCGATCACCGGCTCAAGACCGGGGTGGAGCAGACCGAGGATCGGCAACGTGACGAGAGGGGCGATCACTCCGCCTCCACGCCGAGACGCATCTTGTCGACCCAGGCACGGCGGGCGGCGTCGGTGAGTCCTTCGTTCAAGCCCTTCTCGGCCCTGGACGACGGCGTGATGGCGTTATCCTTCGCCGTCGACCCTACCTGTTGGTTGAGCGCAAGAAACGGTTTCGCGCGAGGGTTCTCAACTTTACGCGAGCCGGTCTCTTCACCCTCACCGTCGAAAACGGACTGATCAATCGCAAGCCCGCCCTCGTCGTGGATCTTGTCGAGCTCTTGGTCTCGAAGCGTGGCCAGTTTGGCCAAGGTGTGCGCTTCGAGCTGTCCGAGCTCGGCCAAATCGCCGGTGGTGAGAGCCTTGGTGTAGGCGGCAAGGACGGCCGAATCTGCTACGAGGGCCACGATACAGCCCTCCAATGCGCCACCGCGCGACTGAACGGCGCGCCGGACCTCGCAACGATCGAACCCGCCGCGGTCCGAAGCCTCGGCGGGGCATGCCTTTCGCTTGCACGGTGGCAGGGTTTGACCCGCCGCCGTGGTCGCATAGAGACCATGCCGCCGCGGCGCGTTTCGCCGCTGCGCGCGCTCGGCCGGAGAGAGCGGCTTGCCCTTCGGGCGGCCCCTCTTTTTCGGCGGTTCGTTGGTCTCTGACATGGTACGGTCACCCCGTGAGCAGGCCACGGCAATCCGCAACCGACAAGTCCCGTAAAACGCAAGTTGTTGATTCTGCTGGGTTTACTGTTGAACATTGTGACAGGTACCTGTTACAATGGCTCGGCGCCCTGGCTGGATCGCGGGGCCTTTCAGCTTCGACCTGCAGCCGGTACGCGTTCCTCGTGCAGCGGCTTGTCCGAGACCAGGGAGGGTTCGACCTGGCGGGGATCGAGCGACACCTACATCGTCTCTCTCTGGGCGGTCGGGGATCTGCGGTGATTGCTCAAGCGGTGGCCGCGGTCCGTTCGTTTGGCGCCTGGCTAGCCGATCACGGCCAACTCGATCGCAACCCAACTCTCGGACTGCGCGGTCCTCGCCGCTATCGCCGCCAGGCTCAGCACCTAACTACGGCCGAGGTCAAGCGCCTGTTGTCGTACGGGGCGTCCGGTCCGCTCACCAGTAGCGACCCCGTCGAGGCGCGAGACCGAGCGATCCTGGCGTGCTCCTACTACGCAGGCCTGCGCCCCAGCGAGGTCGGGGCGCTACGGTTCCCAGAGGACGTCGAAGTTGTCGAGATTCCCCGAGGCTCTCGGGTGGACCGTCTGCTCGCCTTGATCGTGCGGGAGGCGAAGTGGAGCAACGAGGACCGGTGCGTGTACCTGGAGGGCGATGCTTCGCGCGTGTTGGAGGCGTACCTTGCTCTGCGCCAGAAGCTGCTCGGCCCCGGCGCGGTGCCTTGGCTCTTCCCGTCGTTCCGAGGGTCGCGTGTGGTGGGTGGGATCTCGCGATGGGGCGTGAGTGAGATCGTCGCGCGTCGCTGCCGCGAGCAAGGGATAGAAGCTAAAGGGCGCATCCTCTCGGCCCGCATCCTGCGCCACTCGATCGCTACGCACCTGGTCGCGGCGGGCGTTCATCTCCGCGAGGTGCAAGAGCACCTGAGGCACAGGTCTCCGAGCTCGACGCAGGTCTACGCCCACGCGGCAACGGGCGCCAACCGTGCGCTGCTACTCGAACGTCACCATCCACTGCGCGGTCGGTCGCGGCGGCCCGAGGTCGCGGCGGCGAGCATCGAAGTCCTGCGGCAACTCCACGCCGGTCTGTCTTCTCTCTCCGACGAGTAGCTAGCAATGCTCCCGGCTCCTGACCTCTAGGCGCCCTTGGCTGCCCCTACTCCACGTAACACTGATTCTGGGGAGTGTCGGCACCATCCCCACGCCCGCCAACCACCTCTCCCGAAAACCTGCGCCGATCCTCGCGTTCCGTCCGATTCTCCTCGGTCGCCGTCCGTCGCCCCGCGCCCCGCCCGGCCCCTCGCCCTGGCGAAACGGAATTATGGATTTTCGTTTTCGCCAAGCCTGGCATGGGTTTTGTCTGGATCGCGGTGTGTCAAAACCTGCCCATGAAACAGGGGTCGATTGTGGGTCACATGACCGTTGATCATGATCTCAGATCAGTTAGAAACGCCGTAAGTCTTTTCCTCTGAGCGCCGTTGAGTGGGGACTCAAGCCACGTTCGAGGTGTGGGTACTAAATGGGTACGGGGGAGAGCCGAGCCAGTCGCTCTACGCCCGCCACTTGGGCGCGCCTCGCAGGGCGCGAGGTACGCGCGCCGGACCCGGGAGCTTGTCGCCTCGCGAAATCCTTAGGCCCACCCCCCCTCCGTGGAGCCTCGGATCAACTCCCTCGCGATTAGGGGAAAGCCTAGGGGAGCGGAATTCGGCAAGTCCGCTGGTGGCCGGCCACCGCCTTACGGCTGGAGAAATCGGTTCGCCCGCAGCGCACGCACGACTCGCCTCCGACCGGATTTTGCTCGGTCTGAGTGCGGGGTGCTATCGCTGCCACCCGTCGCGCCGCGACTGCTCTTGGCCGAGCTGCCTGCGTGCTCCAGGCTCCGGCCAAGCCCATCTCGTTGGCGCCGAGCTGCCGGCTTGGTTGCTCGTGTTCTGCCGCAGCACCCTCCCTCAGGCTGCCGGCGATCGCGCACAGCACCGCGACCAAGTCCGGAGCGAGCACCGCGAGCACCGACCAGCACCAGCGCGCACGACTCGTGCTGAGGACGTCATGAATCTGCTCAGCACCGAGCTGAGCAACGAGCAACGGGGCTAGCAGCGCCGCCGTGCTCGCGAGCACCAGCATCGTGCTCAACCCGAGCACCCAGCTCCTGGACGCGACTGAGCGATGTCCGAGGTAGCAAGCACCGAGCGTCATCACGACGGCGGTCGGCACGCCACTCAGACCGAGCAACGCACGCGACCATGTTGCTCCAAGGTCAATCCGGTCGGCGGACAGAAATAGGAGCACCAGGCGTGGGCCGCTTGCCGCAACGGCCGCCAAAGAGAGCCAGAGACCGAGATTTCGCCTCACCGCTTCACCGGGATCCCTTCGTGAGAGATCCCTACAACCACAGCAGTCGGTAGTAGCCACCTCAAACTAACTGTCTTGCCGGCGCCTCCGACCCACCAACCACCATCGATGGAATCTTCGTTCCACCACAGTAGAAGAGACAGGCGAATCCGACCTTTATAAGAACTGGAATCGACCTCAACGGAACACCAGAACCAGCCGTACGCCTCGAAGGGCATCCATCCTGAAGTCGAGCAGCGGCGCGCATGAGCGTCGGTCTTCATCCCTTCACTCTCTTTCTGGGCCGGCGGCCACCTTTCGGAGCGCCTCCGCGTTCGGCGATCGCCGTCGCCCGTTTGGTGAGGTCGACTCGCCCCCCGGCCAATAAATCGTTTACGTGCTTTCGCACCGTTTCTCGACCCACCGCAACACGGCGCTTTGCGAGCGTCCGCGCAATCTCCGCGGTCGAGAGACCGCGTTCGGCCAGTTCCACGATCTCGCGCTCCGAGACTGGAACGCGAGCGTGGCCACGACCCCAAGTCGATCGGCCCTGCCGGCGTCGGGCGATGCCCGCGCGGATCGATCGCGACGCCCTAAGATCCTGCTGCCGGTGCCACCACTGTAGAGCCGCCGAAATCTCGGCCCTGCCGGCTAAGTCGCTGGCGATCCCGTCGAGTGTGTAGACGATGAGTCCCTGGTCAAACCACTCGCTCAAGGCCGCCGCCGCTGCCGGCGTCGAGCGAAACCAGTCCGACAACTGGGAACCAACGATCCCGCTCACCTCGCCCGCGCGAACGCGTGCGAGGAGTTGATCGAGCCTCGGCCGCCGAGACGCGAGAGATCGAACGAGCTCTACGATTTCCTGGTCGATGCAAATTTCTCGATGGGCGGCGAGGTCCCTGACACGGGAGAGGGTCGGCTCGATCGACTCCACACCTTCGACGACGAGCAAGTAGAGTGCGATCAAGATTTGATGGTCCTGCGGAGTGAGGCCGCCGCCGTCCGTTTGATAGCCCCTACGGTAGGCCAGACCCAAAGCCAGACGTAGTCCCAAAACGAAGGCCGCCGATAGACATTGATCAACGTGTTGAACTCTTCTCTACTAGAAAAGTCACCGAAAAGATCGTCCCTGAGGATCACCGTTGCAACCGCCGGGCTCGGCTCTGGCGCGTGCGAAGCGCCCCACCCTTGCAGACGCTGAACAGTCGTCCGTCCCGTTCGGGATTGATGGCGAGGTAGGCCAGCAACGGGCCGGCTAGGGTGCGCGGAATGAAAACCGCGCGGACTTCCACCACGCCAGATTTTAAGTGTTTTCGCCCTACGATCACCCGCACCTTTTTCGGTAAGAGCTGCAGGTCAGAACCTCGCAAGTCTGCGATCTGTCGTGAAGACAGTTTCACTTGCCGCAACACTTCTAGGGCAGCCAGCTCCGCTGGCTCGATCGCGAGGCGTCGCATCAGAAGGGAGCGTCTCTCGCGGTCCTTGCGGGGGCGTTCGGGTCGGCTTGGCGAGACAGCGACTTGAATGTCGTGTTCTGGCCGATGAAGACCATCTCGTCGGTGCCTGTTTCGCCGTTCCGTAGCTTCAGCCAGATCACTTCCGCCAGGCCCCTTACATCCGGGTTGGTCGGTTCGTAATACTCTTCCCGATAAATTCCGACCACAGCGTCGGCGTCGTTTTCGATTGAGCCGCTCTCGCGTAGATCGCTTAACAAAGGGCGCTTATTGCTACGGTCTTTGTTGGCTCTGCTGAACTGACTCAGACCGATCACCGGAATGTTTAGTTCCTTGGCGATCAGCTTGTGACCTCTCGAGACGGAGCCGACTGCTTCGTCCCGGCTGTTGAACCTGCCAACACCTCCCACCAACTGAATATAATCGGTGATCATCAGCTCGATCTCGAACTCATCACGCCAGCGCCTGGCCTTGTTTTGGATCGCCAGAATCGTTTGCCCGCCGCCGTCGTCGATGTAAATCGGGGCGGCGCTAAGGAGTCTTGCTGCTGAGTGCACGCGCCCCCACTGGTTGTGGGATAACGTGCCCGCCCTCAGTCGGTCGAAGGGCACGTCTGCTTCGGAGGCGAGCATCCGCAACGAAAGCTCTGCGCCGCTCATCTCTAACGAGAAGACTCCCACCGCTTTGCGCTGCCTGATCGCCACGTTCTGTGCGATATTCATGGCGAGGCTCGACTTGCCCATCCCCGTGGCGCCCGCGAGCACGATGAAGTTTCCGCGATGAAGTCCCGAGGTTCTGTCGTCCAGGTCCGCAAAGCCCGTAGCCAACCCAAGCACAGTCTGTCCGGCTGGCCTGTCCTCGATCTCGGAGAGGCTCGAAATGACCAGCTCGCCGATCGTCGCCACCGGCCGCGTGATCGCTTCCGCGGCGAGCGAGCGGATCGTTGACTCCGCGACCTGCAATCCGTCGCTCGCCGAGAGACCTCCGTCCAGGCTGTCGCGAATGATCTGCCCGGCGCTCTCAATCAGGCGCCTGCGAATCGAAGTCTCTTTGACGATCTCAACGTACGCCTCCAACCTTCCAAGGTCGGGAAGGTCTAGATCGAGGTTGGCGAGATACGAGATCCCGCCGGCCTTTTCGAAGAGCCCCTGTTGTTCAAGTTTCGCTTGGACAGTGCGCTGATCGATCCCCGTTTTGTCCCGCTGAAGCTCCAGCATCACCCGGTAGAGAATTTGGTGCCGCTCGCCGTAGAAGTCCTCGACCTGTAAGCGCGCGGCGAGGACAGCGAGGAGGGAGTTGTCGAGCATCACGCCCGCCAGTACTGCGCGCTCCGACTCTTCGGAGTGCGGTAGGGCCAGCTGCCGGCTCATTCCGCTCGCCTCTGTCTGCGCGCCATAATCCGCCGATCGGCGCCGCCCAGCTGAACGAGCTCCCCGCCATCCGGATCGACCAGGCGCGAGGCCAGCGCCGGCGCCAGGGCTCCGATCTGCAGCGGCGTCCAGTTAGACGTCACGATCGTCTCTCGCATGTCCCTCCACCGAGCATCGAGCAGCCCGCTCAACGCCTCTAGCTGCCACTCGCTCGGCCGGTCCCCGGCGACGCCTTTGCCATCCCAGAGCCCGTCGATCACGAGCACGGTGACCGCGCGTAACGACTGCGAAAGACTCCGCGGTCCGGGCTCGTTGAACTCTTGCTGCAAGCCGGCCAGGACATCGGCCGCCGCAATCCATCGACAGCCGAGCCCAGCCAAGCCCCGCTCCAACAGGAGTAGAGTTCCGAGGCCCGTCTTGCCGGTGCCGGTCGGGCCGTGCACGTAGACCATTTCCGGGCGCCCAAGCCAGGGATCGGTGCTTAACTGGACCGGCCAGGCGCTGTCGAACCTCTCGCACCATTCGGCCCGGGTACGCCAGCGCTGGAATCTGGCGGGCACACCCACTCCGGCGAGAAACGACGGGATGTCTTCCGCCCGATTCGAGCGAATTCGCTCCAAGCCGGCCGTCGATTTTCCACTGCCACGGCAGTCGAAGCACTGCCGCTCCAGGAGATCCTTCGGTCGGAACCGCTCCTTGCACCGCGCGCACATCTCCGGCTCGACGAGGGCTGGGAGATCAAAGTCCACGGAGGGCCTCCAGGGTCGCATTCTCGACGCCTGGCCGGGTCGCCGGGGCGCCGACCTTGAACCAACCCCGCACCCGCCCCTTGTCGCGGAGCGCCTGTCGATCGACCTTTGCCAGGCCATCGAGCAACTCGCCAGCGGCCCGCGAATCGCCCATCACGTTTCGCAGGAGGAGCGCCAAAAACGACGGTTCGGGAGCGGGAACCCCGTGGCGCTCGAACGCCTCCCGCAGTTCTCCAACAGCCCGCTGGTGCCCCGACAGCGGCGGGCCTGTCACGCGTGACAG